GGCTTCAGGGGCTTTCGTAGCGCCCTGATAAGCCTGCGCCCCGACTTGAGCCATCTGCAAAGCCAGTTGGGCCTCTTTTTCGGCCTGACGTATTCTTCGTTTCTCGTCTCGTTCCTCTTCAGAGGCCATGTCCTCGGCGTTGACACCGAAGGTACGCCCCATTCGCATGACCGCATCGTCAGTATCCACGTTATCAGTCGCACCTGGAAAGACACCTTCCATCTCGCCGACAAAGCCAGCCCATTCCTGAAATGCCTTTGCCTGTTGACTTCTTAACTCAAGTGCAAATGGTCCTACAAATTCCAAGCCGAAGTTAATACCACTTAATTCAGCAGGAGGCCGCTCAACCGCACCGTTGCGAATCAGTAATAGAATACTTCTGGTTACACATTTTTCCAGAAGTTCATACCATACTCTCGCTACCGGAGGGCCTATCTTATGCCATGCCTGCTTAATTCGTTCTCTTATCTCGAGGGTAGTTCTTCTATCCCCGGTCAGGTTCTCTAATGGGGAAAAGGCATCTTTGAAAAACGCCCTGTGTATCAAATCCTGTTGCCGGTCCAATGATGCTTCAGTTGTCGGAAAATTCCCAAACAGTCCACTGTCAAGGGCTTTAATAGAACCCATTTCCTGCACAACATTCTTAGCGCCCGGCGTAACCCTGACTGGACCGTCAACAGAATGTAAAACCTCTCTTGGTGGATTAGCCCACAGATTACTAACATCAAGCCAGTTCCTCATCGACCTGTCGAGGACTTTAATCTGCGGAAGTATCTCCGTTCCTATTCCGCGTCCGTGTTTTTCGTTGGCCGGTCTTTTCCATCGGGCACTGTGATATGGAAATTCAGCAAAACCGGCTTCGGCAACAACTATTTTTTCCTTTTCATTCACTACCGTAGCTTCCCACGGCATGTTGCCGAAGAATTTCTGCGACAGGTTCGGGTTGAAGATTCCACGGGGCCTGATAAGGTAGATGAAACTGAATAACTCTTCCTGTCTCTTGGAATCTTCAAACGCCTTCACGACTTCTTTGCCTACTTTTTCTTCACCGAACTCCTGTATCGCCTGTCTTGGAGTGTACTGTATAGTTAAAACTATTCCATCGACCAGCTTCTTGCTATTCTCTAAAAACTGATACGAACCTAATACACAGGCTTTGTAATTCAATCCTGTCTTCGGGGTCCATTCGGAAAAGATAGTTGCGGGGCCGAAGATTATTAAGGAACGCAATACCTCGTCAATCTCCGTTATGAAGTTGGACGCGTAAATCGCGTTATGAGAAGCCTCAGTCAGCATGGAGACATATCTTTGTGTACTGTCATTTGTTGTATTCTCGCCACCAATTTTCATTGCAAAGAACGGCTGGCCGGAAGGTATCAATATCTGCTTCAAACCAGACACCATGTCTTCGGCATCCAGCATGGGCGTCTGGTCGTAAATCTCGGTAGTCCTTATAGAGCCGGGCTCGAAGGTTGAATCTATCTGGACGTAAGGATAGAGCTTATTGGCAGTCTGCTGCCACAGACTTCTTATGTTGGCCTGCAATCGCAGTTCCCGGTTACGCAAGTCTATTATTTCTTCTGCTTTAGTTGCCATTATCCCAAGACCTTCTTCTTTCCCGTTTCCGGTATTAAGTCACCCGTCTGGAATGTTTCTTGTCTGCCCCTGGGCGCTTTACGCCTTGCCTGTTCGCCGACCTCCGGACCCACTTCCGGTATAGGAGGAGGCGGAGGAACCGGTGGGGCCTTTACTGGCTTTGGTTGACTAAGTAATCCACCCATGTCATATCCTTGCATAATCACTTATTACGTCAGTCTGTGGACTCTTCTTGAACCGCGAAACAGTTGCTATCCTATGACCGCTCGCTGCCAAGATAAAGTAATTCAACGCACTCCTGAAATGGTCCTCTTGGTCTCCGGTAGGACGATAGCGCAAAATCTCTCCGCCACTTCGCTTGTCCTTTTCTTCAAACCGCGCACAGTTACAACATTGTCTTGCAAATTCTTCTATTTCCGGGCATCGACATGGCAACCTGATATCGCCATTCGCAAGCAGTCGGTGGCTCAGGTCGAATATCTCTGTTTTGTTTACTTTGACTACTCCTGTATTGTCATTGAACATCGCATCTGTTACTTGAGTGTCCTTGTAATCACATAGAAATGTTTTGTGACCTGAGTTCTTCTGGTACTTTCTTGCCGCTTCGTAATAAGGCCCTATATCAACTACGTCACTTTTAACATTGTACCTTCGGGCCAAATCAAAAACCTCCTGAAAATCTTTGGCCTTAAAAGTTTTGACTATTTCGTACTGTTCTTTTGACGTTTTAATACCAATGACAACCGCGTGGTATGCTTTGCCGACATCGACACCCATCGCACAAGGACCGCTGTGTCTTAATGCAGGTGAATCATTGCCGCAACATGCGAGAACGGCATGTTTTCTTAACTTATCTGAAGCCGCCGAATATGGTCGGCCCAACCTCAATCTGTTAAATGTCGCCAAGTCTTGCGTAGTAACAAAATCATCGAGTATATCGGCAGGGTCGTTATATGGGGTCATCATCTGACTTGCCATATAGCCCTGCATATACTTTGTCTTGTCCGGGAAGTCCGGCACCCATTCACCTGTACCGTCGCCGTTCCAAACCTTTATTTCTTTCCCACACTTATCACAACCGATATAACCCGTACCGTCTTTTCGTATTTTAATACATCCAGGGAAACTCTTTTCTGCACAAGTCCAGTGTCCACAACTACATTTCCTGAACCAGTATCTCTGGTCGGATTGTTTGAATATAAGGTCAATCCCAAAATCTTCATGGGATGGATTACCGAGATAGACCTCATGCTGATGCGGAGACATGCCCATGCTCTGGATGTATCTTGTTATAGCTTCGAGTTCCATGTAATCGGATTCATCGAAAACAACTTTATCACATGAAAATCCGGCAGTCTTGGAACTGGTAGTTTCAGTAGAATCACCTATTGTCTGGCTCATCCTTGCACCGCGCAGGAACAGCATCGCGCCGTTTACGTTTTTCAATGAAGTCGTATCGGTTCCACCAGATACGTTCTTGACATATTTGCCGATAGATGCTTTATTTGCGGCTATCAATGGTTTGAATATAGATTTACTAAACTCGTTTACTTCATCATTCGTAGGAAAGATATGGGCAACGCCTAACTTGTACTTGCGCATTATCATACCGTGCAAATCTTTCAAGACCTCATCTATCGTAGCACCGAAAGATTGTCTTGCTTTAAGGTAACATAATCGCTTGCCGGTATAAGACATCGGTTCAACTTGATACTCAAAACCTTTGAAAGTAAATGGTCCAGCTTGTAACTTGATGCCCCACTGTGCGGCCCAGTAGCCAGGGTCAAACCGCATCATCTGCTCATTGTCATGTTTAGGATCAGTAGGCATTTATCATGCTCTCGACTTCGTTTAACTTCATCTGTGTAGCCTCAAGGGCCTCTTCCTGTTCCATAGTATTGCTTGGATTGCCCGTCTCCGAGAAGATATCTCTGCGGGCCTCTCGTAAATCACAAAGGGCATTTTCAAGGTTTTGAGTCTTAGTCCTCTCGCAAAATGCTCGTATTCATCCATTAAACAAGCAATCTCTTTTGCAGGGATACCCATAAAATTCAGAACCAGACGGTTCAACTCAATATCACAATCAGAACATAATCCCTTGTACTCGTTATTCAAAGAACATACCTGCCACTGATGAAACGATGGGTTCCCGCAGCGAAAACAGGGAACTCGTTTAATGCCTGTGTCTGTATAGGGTTTATGTCTCATCGTTTCTTCCTCAAGTTTCTGTGTCATTTAACTGGTCCGTATGTTCAAGAAACCAATCAACAATTAGTTCATGCACCCTCGGATGATAATCCTGTAACTTCTCGCCCTCCAATCGTTCTAATTCTTCTAATATCTGTGCCTTATTCATGTTTTCCTCAACTTCGCTCCGCCTGCCTTGGCACCAAAGAGGCCCTTCTGCGCC